GTAAGTCCTTGATATTGCCGACACGCCTGTAGATTTACACCGAGGTCATCGGGCGGACCTGTTAGAATCTGGGCCAAACCCACTCCACCTCCAGTCGAAGAGTTTCCAAGGATTCCTAGAGCTCCTTGAAGAGCTGAATCTGAACTCTGCTGTTGCTGAGTTTGAAGCCCTGTGTTCGGAAAGCTATAGTTACTTGTTGTACTTCCAGTTACAAGATTTTGTTCTGTTGTCGCATAGCGAGTTATATTCGCATCCAACTGTTGTTGAACAGTTGGATCAAATGCTTCATACAGGCTTCGAAACATCCTTCTATCTACTTTCTACTTTAAATATTATACGGTTTCGCAAATGTGAGAACTGACTCACTCATCTGATTTCCTTGTAAAGTTGTACTCCAGACAACTTGCTTATTCGCATCTAAGAGTTCAACTACAATACCCGTTGCGCGATTCTGACAACAGTCGGCACGATTATAATAGACAATCTGCTTAATCGGATATACGGCACTCATATCGACCATAAAATAATCATTCGCTTGGCATCCAGAATGGAAAATCTGTGGAAAGGATCTTGCTCTCATAGTTCCATCCACCGCATAGTTCGCCTTGCTTCCATATCCATAGGTTGTTGAATACGACGTGGGCTTTCCAAAGGCCTGGTTATTTCCCTGGTTGTCATAACAGGCGATCTGAGAAATCTGTAGGCACTGATAAGCATTGGATAGACGAACATAGCGCGCATTCGGCATTGTTGTTGCGGGAACAATACTAACAGGGACTGCGGCAAGGGTCGCAAAACACTGTCCTACACTATCAGCACGTCCGCCCTGTGAATCCGGGAGATTCGCATTGAGTCCTGTGTTAGTTGCGCGTTGGTAAGCCTTGTTGAAGAAGTCCTGGATATACGGGATTCCAATGCGTCCTGTGCCTGCTCCAGTACGACTGTTTCTTTGTAAATCTCTGACCATGCGTGTATTTTTATCGGGATCATATCCAGCACCGGGTAAACAATAGATCTTATTTCCCTTGGAATCTAGACTATAATATGTATTTGTAGGTCCAGTATAGGTCGGTCCAATATTCTGGTTTCCAGCACCTCCATTATAATATAGGAACTTGATACATTGAGGTGAGATATCAGGTGTATAGTTTACATCAAAGTTAACATACTGATCACATGGGCTGCTGATATCACGTCCATTACATTTCTTCGAAGCAACGGGATCCGAATATTGATTCTGTGAAACTACATCCAGCTGTTTTTGGAGGTCTGCTAATGAAAGTGACTGAAGAGAGGATGGATCCTTATATAAATCTCCTTGTGTTGTACATCCACTGTTGAGAATACGATCTTTGAGGCAGGCATCTGACCATGTTCCAGGTCCTTGTCCAGCGGGTTTATAACAAGGATCTGCTCCATAAATGCTTGCGGAGGACGGCTTACCCTGTAGAATGGATCCGCGACAATCGACTCCCTTGAATGGAAAGGTCGACGGCAGTAAAAAGGGAAATGATCCTGTTAAAATCATGGATTCCTTTGAAAAGCCAGACATAAGATGCGCACATCGTGCGGTTCCATTTGGAGTCTGTACAGTGGGAAAATCAGTGGCACGCCGCGGCTTGCCACCAAGTTGATCGTCATTTAACAAAAGTTTATCCAGGGGAATCTGAGATACACCCCCAGTTTGAAGAGGGATTTCAACAACTCCATAGAACTCCGCAGGAGTCATATCATCAGGAGCCGCAATGGTAAAGTTCATAAATGAATCTTCTTTCAGTTGTGCCTTAAAGGAAACAGGAGTTGTCGAGAGTTGAACCACTGTTGACTTTCCAAATAATATTGTTTTACCACCTACGGATACGCTCATTGTTCCAAGACCCGCTACATAGAATGTAACAACATCAACTACTGCCATATTACCACTATCAACATATGTATACGATCCATCTTGTAAACAGACTGCGCAGTTTCCATCGAGTGTTTTATTTTGCGCACAGTCATGGCGACGTGAAAAGTTCTTGAGTTCATCGCTTGTGATGGCAAAACTATATTGATTGCCTACACCTCCTGTTGCGCCAGTACAGCTACCCGTTGAAGGCTTCGCATTTGTGTATGGACTGCCTGCGGCGTCACGAGCGGAGATCATATCCATTTTTGCCTGAGGATCGATATACAGTCCTTTCTTTTCTGTAAAGGCTGTTCCGCTATTTGTTGTACCTCCTGATAAACAGACTCCACAATCACGATTGAACTGTGTATCATTAAATACACTATCTGTAATCTTCATATTCTCGCAATATGCGGATTTTAACATGATTGAGTTATCATTAGGAACATACATTGGATTTGTATTCACGCCTCGTCCCGCAACAGGATTATTTGGATCTGATATATCAACATCAGTTGGCGTAAGGGCAGCATTCACTGCGCCTGCCATCGCATTTTGTTGCTCAATCGGTAGCCTTGAAAGTTCAACTGCCTGTACGCGTGGATCCGAAGAGAGTGTAAGATTGTTATAAAGTTGTTGACCTGTTGTCACCGTCGCTGGATAGTTATTTGCGGGGACAGCATCAAATCCTTCTTTCGATGGTTTTCTAAAGACTCGAAGAAGGGCTGTAGCACCGGCTGTTACGCCGGCTAATAAAAGTAGACCCGGGTCCATTTCTCTACTTGTTAGTTGAGATTATCAGGACGTAAACGACTGGCGGCATCCATATCACGTGTGATTACACGGAAGACTACCTGAACCTGATGACTTAGATTGATTAAACGGCCCGTTTGGACTACACCTGCGTTGTTCAAAGCAGTAGCAAATGCATCGCTTGTCACTCCACCGAAAGGTTTTACACTTGATGAACCTGTTGTCGGATCATAGTATTGAGCCTCCACAATAATATAGTTTGCATAACCAACATTATTTGAACCCGTTGTATATACAGTTCCATTCCTCCAACCAATATTAATAATGAGAAGTCCTTGAGAACCTGTTACAAAGTTAATAAAATCCTGTGTAGGTCCTGCTGCGCCTGAAAAGGCTGAGGTAAAGGCTAGATTTTTTATCTGTACACGATCACCCTGTGTAAACATAAAACGACTGAAAAAGTTTGTTGTCTGAATCCAGATATATTGACTGTATCCAGCCCCTGCGCCATTCTTAGAATAATAGGTTGACAGATTCTGATCACCAATTAAGTTGGAAAGTACAAATCCACTAATATCAAGTGTATCAGGAACACTACTTAATAAAGTTCCATCAGGACGCTGAATCTGAAGTGTAAGTTTCTGTAGAGTTGATAGAGGTGTTGGATGATAAACCTTCTGGCATTTCATAAACTTTGGAATCATGGCCAAATATCCACCACGTTGTGTAACATTCGCATTATCACTGATCCAGTTTGCATCATATTGGATTAATCCAAAAGCACTGTCAATCGCATAGTTTGTACCTACATTGTTGGTTTCAAGTTCAGGAGCACGAAGCATTAGATATGGAAATGACAGTGCATTTGTATTGATAGTCGTGTTAAAAATACGAGTCTGTAGCGCACCACCAACTGCTGTACCTGAAATATCGCGATTAATGAGTGTATCAATGCCTTCAACCGGTACAAGTGTCTTTACAAGTTCAATGCGAACAATATTCTTGAAACGGATTTGTGTAGATGTATTGGGACGGATGCCATTATTGGTGATAACATTGCCAGGATTGAAGTTTACAGTGAAGTTGTAACGATTTTCACCCGTATTTACGGTCCAATCACGATCCGCACTATAGCAAAAGAGATTGAACTCATTTTCCTTGTAGTTTACAGTATCATCTTCTTTTTGAAGAAAATCCTGGGGTAATACACCGCGCTCTGAACGCACTGTCGGAGTCGCAATCGTAGGATTAGCCTGGGGAAGTGAACTCGCTTCCTTGGTATAGAGTGTACGTCCATTTGACGGCATACCAAATAAGCTTCGCATATCCGGAGGCATGGGCATTGAGTTCGGAATCTCATTTTCAAGTGTGCGCGGCCTCGGTATAGTTCCTGCCTCCGTGGGTCGAAGTTGTTCCTGAACAGCAAGAGCCGTTCGTGCGGCCTCAGCTTCACGTTGTTTGCGTGCCTGGTCAAAGAGTGTCAATGCCGTTGTAGATTCATCTTCCTCAAGCGGAATCCGGAAATCAGGAGGTGCGGGAGGCTTGGCCTTTACTTCATTTCTCGATTCTTGCATGAGGGCAAATCGCGTACCTACGTCTGTCCGGAGGGGGTCGGTGGAGTTGACCACCTCAACTTCGGTCTGTTCGCTTACTTCGATTTGACGCTGGCGATCCAAATAGGCCGTATAGTCGGGAAGCACTGCGCCTAATACCTCCTTGTTCAGAACTTGAATCGTTGCGCCTGTATTTACACGATAGACTTCGCCCATATAATGTTTGACTGTCTTGACCAGTCGTTGCTTCTGTCGGTCATCAATCCCAACACCATTTTTACGTTGAACATGGTCGTAGAGTAAGCGATCTAGCATTTGCTCATTCTTTTCACTAAAGAAGGCTTCACGGGTGCCTGACATCTAAAACGCCCTACGATTTATAGTGTAAAGAGAATCCGAAGGTTTAGGCCCTTAAAGAGGGCACTGATCTTCGTCTATGTGCTGAATAACCAACTGCGAAGGGAAAGCATAGCACCGTCACGTGGTGCGCGACGACAGAAATGGCGAAACTCTTCGCCCATGAGCATACGAATAATAAAATACATTGAATACATGCCACATTCTGAACCTTTGAACTGGAATCGACGAGCACATCGAGCCAGTTTCATCTTCGGATCTTCGAGTGTAAGCCATTGCATAAACTTTTCAATCTGATCCGGTACAGCCATTCCATAGGAATCAAAATAATAACAATGATGTTTCTTCAAATCAACATAGTTTGCGACCCAATGACTTCCATTCTTTGTATGGGGATCAAGATTGTAAATAATACCAATCCGATGAATACCCTGTCGTAAAAGTGCTTTTGAATCAATGCTACACATTTCGCTGATTAAGCATTTTGTCTTGGTTTGGTTGTATGGATCCGGTGCCGCAAAGTCAATCGGATAGGGACCGAGAAACTTAAAATCAGGTAAATCTTTTTCATATTGATCCATAACATCCTTTATATTTGTACTATCAAGCCACATATCGGGATCCGATTTCCACGCGACTGGTTGAGCGGGACGTAAATAAGTTTGCCGTAGCCGATTCTTTTCATTTTCATCAATCGGTAGGGCATTAATAAAGGATAACTCATTTCCTTCAGCGATTCCCATTTTTGCCTCCAGAAGTTTTCGCAATGCCGATGTACGATTTATTCCTGCACCCCCATGTATATCTGTTTTTCCGAGAATGCGGTGAGCAAGTTGCGCAAGTTCCATAGGAGGTAAACAGCCATAGTCCGGGCATTTAGTTCCTACGCGTGGCCTACATTGACGGGGCCCCGGTAAATAGGCATCTCTAAGCTTTTTTGTTTCTCGTCTAAGATGCCGACGTGTCTTTTTCACCACCATCTGTTTCTTGATGAGATTCTTTTGCGCATGGATGACAGAATGAGTTATTCTTTAGTTCGCTTCTGGAGATTTGTATTTATGCCGCTAATGATCATCGCAATCATTGCTACACTCTATATGATTTTTTCATTATCAAGTTCACAGCTTGCTACCAGCACAACAGGAGCACTCGCAGCAACAGCAGCTGCAGTAGTCGCTACAGCACCAGTAACAACAGGCGCCGCAGGCGCAGCTAGCTCAACAAGAGCAGCGTTTCCTCCAACAGGTGTATAAACTGGAAATAGTTTAATGTGATAGAGAGGAAGAAGGATGACAACCGCAGAGTGGATCCAATGTATTTTACTTTTTATACTCGTAGCTGGCTTGGGAGGTGTAATCTATGCGGCTGGTTTATTTTCAGGCAGCGCAGATCAACTTGGTCAAATCCAGTCCAGCATGGGAATTATCTTCGGTAGTACATTTGCGATCATCCTTTTATTAGGTATTTTTAGTTATATGTATATACAATCAGATACAAGTGGAAAAATATTTCCAATCTTTACACTCTTCATGCTATTTGTAAATATGGAACTCTCCCTTATTGCGGTGAGTGCGGCGGTTCTTCAGAAGACTGTATAAGACATTCGGGACGACGAGGGCTTTGTAGAAGAATACCTAGAATACGATGCTGAAGTCGCGAACGTCCCGTCCATTCATTTGAATCCACTCCGAGTTGAAGTGAGATTCCCTGTATTTGTAACGCAACACGAACCCGCTGACCTTGTACCAAGAATCCCGGTCGTACACCTTCAATCCAGTTTCCCTCCTTCCACATACGAATCCCCGTCTGTCCTTTCTTCTTTTCCTGAAGTGTTGATGGGCAATATAAATGTAACTTTCCATTTTCAATCATTGGCTGAAAAAATCGTAGAATCTCTTCCTGACTAAAGTGATTTGCGCCGAACCAAGAAGACTGGTGGACGCAAATGGCTCCAAGAAGTGTTGTTTGAATCGCCATTAACTTGCCTGATATCCATGAAGAATCAATCTGAAGTTCAAGGCGGCCATTGATTGGATTATAGGAATCAATTGTTAAATGCGGTAATAAAATACTAAGCACTGGCATTGTGACTTGACCATCAATATATGCGAGTGGTGCAACAGGTTTCTTTTCACGTGCCGGCCGATTCATTAACTTTCCAAGTTGTATTTTTCCAACTTCCAGCTTTTGAAGAGGAATACACCACTCCATTTTACTGGGTGTAAAGGCCTCTCGAGTTTAGACCCAGAGAGATGCCAGGACACATCGCCTGGAGAGGTCCACCTGGTTCAGGTAAACGCACTGCGATTCATACGCTTCTACAAGAAAAAGCAGCTACTCGGGGTGTTCAGTTACGCATTCAAACCAAAATCTGGAATCTAGAAAAACCGAAGGAGGGTGATGAAGAAGAAGATGAGGATGCGGGAAACTCTGCAGTTGCTTCAAAGGATCAGATCCCTTTTGAAACATCAATGATTCACTTTGGATTTGATGTATCGCGTATGAGTTTACAGGACCGTCATATTCTAAAACCTATTATTGAACGTCTTGGGAAGGGCAGTCATGTTCTATCTGGAAAAGAACATACCGAGGCCCGTATTCTTATCTTTTACCATATTCATCTACTGAGCACAGAATCATGTGTGATTCTTCAAAGTCTTTTAGAACAAGAAGGAACAGATATTTCAATCTGGTGTACAACGGAACATCCACTCCCTATACGCATTGCTCATCATTTTCGAGAAATCGGCGTAAGTGGCGAGGATGCCGCATATACTCGTGTAAAGGAACGGATTTCAATCGCGGGTGGAACTGCTGTTCCCTTATATGATCCTCAAACACTCTTTGATGAGGCTGTACGTCGTCTCGCACGACCGACGACTCCGTCAATCGATGAAGTATTTGGAATCCGCACGTTTATTTACGAATGTCTGATTCGGAATATTCGGTGGATTGAATGTTTACATCATTTAATGATTTCAATTCTACGTCTACCATTACAAGAATCAAATCGCCTTGTCGCACTCCGTATTCTTTCAAAACAAGAAGGAAGTGCAGCAGGTCAAACCATTCCAAGTTACCGAATCCCAATGGCCTGGGAAAACATCTTTTTACAAATGCGCGAAGCCCTTTCTGGAGCTTTATCAGAAGAGGATGCCCGAGTTCATTCCTCCGCTGCTGACCTCACTGGTTCAAACAGTGCGGGAGGTACTGGATCAACCCGCACCACAGTGGATCCAGGAGCTACCGTCACAAAACGATCTACAGTGGCTAAAGCACGAGGCACTGGAAGAAAGTCCGTACGATCGACTGAAGCTTCGTAGGAAGATGTGGGACGGATATCAGAATGGTTTGGTGTTACTTGTCTGTAAGCGTTGCTCCTTTGGAAAGGTGATTACTCTTCATGATGCGGGAACAAAGGATCCAACTCCATGGGATACATGGGCACGCGCATTACAACTCTTTGGATCTACACCAGGTGGATGGCGTGTGGGATTCTTTGCCGCACCAAATAAACGAGATCTTACTGGCGCAACTGTAGTAGGCCCCGAACATGTAAATGGTGGATATGCGTATCCATGTCAACCTCAAACAATCATAGTCTATCGTGCGGAAGAGTGTACTCGTGTTCTTCTTCACGAACTATTTCACGCAGCCTGTACGGATCGGCGACAGGAACTTCCTCATATGGAATCTGAAACGGAATCATGGGCTGAATGGATGCTTGTCGCACTCGCATCAGGTGGCGATATTGCTCTCGCAAAGAAACTCTTCGCAAAACAGCTTCATTGGGTTGCGCGACTGAATAAGACTCTTCGCGCAGCTCCATTTGCCGTTTCCCAGCCGAGTGATTTCGCATGGAGATATACACTGGGTCGCGAGGACGCATATTGTCGACTCGGTGCGA